TACTTCCGCATCTCCACCAACACCACCCCGCCGACAGGCGGCAGCTTCCCCAACGCCTGCACCAACACGTCGATCTCGCCGAACGTCAGGTCCTCAACCTCCCACGGCCGGATCCCGAACCAGTGCGCCAGCCCCGGCAACGCCGCCCGAAGCTGACGCCTCACTCCGGGGGGCCGACCTCACCCTCCCCGCCCTCGCCCCGACGATCAGGTCGATATCGAACTCGTCGCCTGCGGCCTTCATCGCCTTCCACAGGTCATCCTCGATCGTCTGGTACGCCACCGCCTCACCGGCCTGACGGCGAGCCAGGAAGATCAGCGCCGCCAGACCGAACGACGCCCCGCCCACCACCGCCTCCACCGCTTTCTGCACGGTGAGACTGGTCTGCGTGAACAGTTCGCGTTCGATCCTCGGGGTGAGCTCGTCCCGGTCGACGACGTACGTGACGCCGTCGACACGGAACCGCATCGCATTGCTCTTCGTCTGCTTGGACAGTTTGGGCGGGGCCATTGTCAATCTCCTGTTACGGAAGGGCGTCGGTCGAGCAGTAGGCCAGGCCGCAGATGGAACCGGACGACGGCACCATCGCCGTGCCCTTCACCGTGATCTCAGTCATCTCCGGGCCGTCGACGTTCCCGAACGCCTCATCGATCCGGCATGCAGACATGGTGATGATCAGCGACGGGTAGGTCGTGGCGCCGGCCAGGGTCGGGCCATTCGACGTGATCACCACCGGCTCGTACGAGTCCGCCACCGTCGCCGCCAGACCACCGGTCGTCAGGATCTTCTGCAAGAACCCGACCGACCCCGACGGCGTGTTATCGATATACGCCTCGAGATCGCACGTCGCTTCGAACGTGATCTCCCGCATGCCTTCCACCGGCTCGCCCCGCTGGTACGAACCCTTGATCTGGAGCCGGTCGTTCTGCATGCCGTTGTCGCACGACACCGACCAGTTCGACACCGGCAAGGCAAGCCCGCCGACCGTGATACTCGACGCACCCCACGGCAGGAACTCCATCCCGGCCGCGTAGCTGGCTGACGCCAGGGCGGTGGTCATCAGCATCGACTGGAACGTGCAGTTCGCCTCGAGCATCACCACCCCGCCGGTCTCGCACGAGATCGTCCAGTCCGACACCTTGCCGCCTGCGTAGGTGAACGCCTGGTCGGTGTCACCGCAGATCCCACGGGGCCGGTTCACCTGCAACGTGAAGCCCTTACCGCACAGGCTCGCGACGTCGACCGAGTGGGTATAGGTGGAGTCTGTGACGCTGCCGGTGGTGACCGACCCGCCGACCAGATGCTCCAACCAGAACCCGAACTCCTTGGTCATCACCGGCAGGCTCACGCTGCCAGCGTGGCCGGTGATCCCCCGGACGAACCGGTCGTAGCGGACGGTGCGGGTGGTGGTCCGCATCACCTGCGGGGCGATCGTGTCGATCTCCGGGGTGATCGATTCGCTCTCTAGCTCGAAGAACGTATCGACGACCACTGGGGTCCCGTACGTGGTTTCCTTCTTCACGCCGAGCTGGGTGTTCAGCGGCATCAGCCCTCACCATCCTTCACGGCATCCGCCGCCTTCTGCTTCACGTCCACGATCACCCACTGATCCGTTTGTTCGGCCAGCGACTCCGCCAGACGCGTCGGGAGGTCCACCGTCGCCCCGTTCGCTACCTCGATCCACCGGCCCGGCGGATGCTCAATCTCACGGCCAGTCGACCGGCCCACGTATTTCACTCTCTTGAGCGCCATCAGCACCTCGCCGTAACTTGGACCTGCACCTCGGCGCCGGTCACATCCAACGCGCCGATCCGATACGTCCGGATCACCGCCTCCTGCACCGACACCGCGCAAGCCGTGCCGTTCGCCGAAATGTTCTCGCCCAACTTCGAACGAATCGACCGGGCCTCCGACGTGCCGCACGACAGGAACTCGTCGAGCACCGTCTGCACCCGCTCCGCGCCCATCCCCGGCAACGGCAGACAGATGACCCGGAACATCACCTCGTTCTTGTTGACCCGACCCGAGCCCTCGGAGTAGCGGACGTACGGTTCGCCGGGCTGGATCACGATCAACGGGTTCGATCCGAGCAGCGAGTCCGGGCTGTTCGGCAGCAACGCCTCCACCCGCACGTCAGGCAGATCGGACAGCACGTCGGCGATGCCCTGCCGGATCTCCCCGAGGTTCACAACAACCCCTCGATCTCGAACCGGGTTTCCAGCTGCTTCTCGTAGAAGTGGAACACGTCGTCCGTGCGGTCGTCGATCGCGTCGTAAATGAACGGGTTCGGCGGGATCGGGCCGCCACGCACCCGGCCCTTGCCGCCCCGGGCGGCGGCGTAGCGGGCCGCCTTGTTCGTCGCCCGAGTGGTCAGATTCCGGGACCCGGACTTTCCGAGCGCGCCGGACAGCGCCGCCCGCCGCTCCTTCGCCGTGCCACCCAGACCAGCACCGAGGCCACGGGTTGACCAGCCGAAGTGGATGACCCCGGCGTAGGCGATGTCGCCCCTGTCGCCAGCCAGGATGTACCCGGCGGTCGCCGTCGAATCGCTGTCGATCGACCCCTTGAGATTGCCCGACCGCACCGGGACAATGCCCTTCGCCGCCGGGACGATGACCTCGTCGACGACCTGCTTGTTCATCCGCTTCGCATCAGCCGGTGTCCCACCCGCCTTCCGCAGGGCCATCTGCGCCTCAACCAGCCCGTTGATCGTCAACGCCGGGTTCACGCGATCGCCGCCTTCGGGCGACGGCGGAACGGGTCGAGCAGATCCCGGACCGTCGGGTCGTCACGAACCACCGACTCGAAGAACGTTTGGAACCCGCCCTGCCCGGCGACCGTCGCCCGACGCTGATGCCAAGCGATCGTCATCATCCGGGCCGCCAGAGTCACCGACGCCGGCACCGCCGCCCAACCCCACAGGGCGGTTATCTGCACGCCAGGCCGGTCATAGTGCTGGGGCCAATACTTCCCGGCCGACCGGTCCGCCCTGAGTTCACGGATCGGCCAGCCCGTCGACCCGTCCGCACCGACCCCGCCAAGCGGGAACGTGACATAGTCCGTCGCCGCCCAGGTTGTTTCGAATGTGCCGTCGCCGTTGTCGTCGGTCTTCACGATCAGTCCGGTCGTGTCGCCGATCACCGACGGCCCGAGCCGCACCACCCACAGGGTGTCCGCCACAAACGTGCGGGCCGACACCGGGGTCGTAGCCGTGAACCGCTGCCCGCAGTAGTCGTCGATCGTCCGGTCGACAGCGAGAAGGATCGCAGCGAGCTCGGCGTCATCAGCGCTGTCACCGAACCCAGCCCAATCGCGGGCCTCAGCGATATCGGCGTACGTCACTGCCCCCGCCTCGAGGTGCGACGCACCTTCCCAGGCTCCGCCGTCGCCTCCTCAACCACCGGGGCCGGGTAGCCGCCGCCCTCCTCAACCACCCGGACGAACGCACCCTCCGGCGCGCCGTCCAACATCGGGTCGCCGTCAGCAACCAGACGCCCGGCAGCAACCGTCCCGCACGCCGTGTCCACTCGCCTCGTCGCAACCCACATGCCATTACCTTTCGTTGATAGGCGGCCCCGACAGAGAACCCCGGCCACAGGGGCTCAATCTGTCGGGGCCCACCACTTCGCACCCCCGCCCGGACGTGCGAAGAATCAGGTCGCGCCCACCTTCATCACCGTCGCGGTGAACGTCGGGGCCACAGTGCCGTGACACAGGATCACGGCCGACTCGTTCTGATCGATGGTGGCGATCGTGGTGCCACCAGAGGTCAGACGAAGGGTGATGGTGTGCGCCGACTGGGCGGCGTTCCGGAGGATGATCTGCTGGCCCGCCAGAGCGGCGGAACCGGCCGGCAGATCGATGTTCCGAGCGGCGCCCGGAGTGATGTCCAACACGCCGTAATCCGAGAACTCGGCGGCGGTCAGAACCCGGTCGGCGGACAGCGTCTCGGTGAGGGTCAGTTGCTTGTTCGACATGTTGTTTTCCTCAGGCCGATCAGGTGATGTTCAGGGTCGCGAGAGCGGACGAGTTGACGACAGCAGCACCGTTCCGCCAGTAGGCGTACAGGCCACGCATCCCGTTCGGGTAGTTGTTGGTCCCACCGAACAGGTTGGGGATCAGCTCCACCGACATGCCGACCCGGTCCACGATGGTGTAACCCTCACGGATGTCACCGAAGATCATCACGTAGTTCTCGCCGGACCCGTAGGTCGAGTCCATCGCAGCGTTGCCGTACACCGGCCGCCCGAGGATCGTCGCCGGACGATCCAACGCGATCGACGACTCCCAGATGTCCTTCTCCGCAGCACCGAACCCACGGACCCTGTCGAAGATGACCTCGTTCGCCATCCACTGACCACGAGCACGGAACCGCAGGGCCACCTTGTTGGCGAGGGCGTAGATGTCCGCAGCAGCGAACGTGTCAGCCGAAGCCGAAGCCTGGGTCTGACCCGAGTAGTTGGTGTACATGTCGTACACCAGGCCGAGCGGCTGGGTGCTGCCGGTGCCGGTCGTGAACTTCTCGATCTCGAGATCGTCCTTCGCGACCATCAGCAGACGGCCCATCTCGGACTCCATCTGCGGCCAATCACCCTGGATCTCGTAGGTGAACGGCACGAACGCGTGCGCCTTGTACGGGGTGATCGTCTTGATCGCCAGCGTCGGGGCGTTGTCGGTCGCCTCGGTCGCCTCAGCGACGTAGGAGGCGGTCACACCGGCGGACTGCACCACGTTGTAGTTGTCGCCCGTGATCTGCACCACGTTGGCGAGCTGACGCACCGTGTTCGGGGTGAGCCCGTTGTGCGCGCCGGTCAGGATGATCGTCGGGTCGAGCACCGTGGGGACGGCGTAGCCGCCCGAGGCGTCGGTGAGGCTGGCGGCACGGACGTGCTGCACCGACCGGATCTCGTCCGGGGTGAGCTCGTACTGCCGGCCGGAGATCAGCTTGCCGAACGCCGAGCGGTAGGTGTCGCGGGAGGCGGCGATGATGTGCCGGGACAGACGGCCGGACGGGTCGTCGGTCCGCTCGAGGGTGCGGGTCATCTGCTCACGCACATGGTCGCTGGTCTGGGCGACACGCTCGATCGCCGTCTTCGCAGCGCCACGCACCTGGTCGATCGGCCCGTACTGCACGTTCTCGTCGTCCAGCGGGTTCGCCTGACGGATCAGAACCTGCGGG